CGGGCAAGGTCACAGACATGGCCGGTGTCGAGCACGACTTTAGCGAAGCGGACCTCGAAGATTTGAACGAAGGTATTCACGAACAGCTCAAGGCCGGTTACCAGCCGCCGCTCGTCAAGGGGCACCCGAAAGTCGATGATCCGCGTGTCGGCTCCATTGTCGATTCCAAGGTGGAAGACAACGTACTCAAGGTGAAACTCGACGACGTGAGCAACGACTTTGCCGAAGAGGTGAAGAAGGGCGGCTTCAAGTACCTCTCAGCGTCCGTTTACAGCAACTTGAAAAAGGGTTTAAGACACCTCGGAGCACTTGGCGCTAACGCCCCTGCGATGAAGGGCATGGCCCCGCTTTGCTTTGGCGAAGGAATGTTTGCCGAAGCGGACAAGGGCGTAACCGAACAGGATGTGTGCATGTTCGCGGAATCGTTTGCTTGGGATAGGCTTGTCCCGGCATCGGTCTTTGAACGACTTATCTGGAAACTTGAATCTATCGGTTCGCTTTTCCGCTCTCAGCGCGAACAGCTGATTGAAAAGGAAGGTATCGAGACTGCCGACAAGATTATCCCGGAATATGCTGTAAAGGATATCGAATCCGTGCGTGATGTCATCAAGGATTCCAACAACTTCCCTAAACAGACGACTGTAAAAGACGCAACCGCTGACACCGCCTCCTCCTTCGGGGAACCGGGGGAGGTTGGCGGCGGTGCGGACAACCAAAAGACTAACGAAGGAGAAAACGGCTCTGTTCCGCCGGAGAACGGGGAGCAGAACCCTCAGCCTGAAACGCCCCCTCGCGACGAACCGACCGCATCTATCCCGGAAGGTAATTCTAGCGAAGCGGCGCGGCTGAGCGAAGAGAACGCGGCACTCCGTGCCGAAAATGACGCCCTCAAGGCTGACAAGCTTGCAGCGGAGCGTCTGCGTGCCGGGGCTGCGTTCTCCGAGACTTTGGACAAGGCTATTGCCGATGGCCGTTGCAATCAGGTGCTCAAGGACAACCTGATGAAGGTCTTTGGCGTGTGCCAGGAAGTGCCTGTCGATGGCGAAGGCTGCTTTGGTGAAGGCGATGACCGCGTGAATATCGCGGATGTGCTTGCCAAGACGGTTGCAGCACTCCCGAAGATCGTGGATTTCGGTGAAGCTCCCGAAATGCGCGACACTCCGCAACTTGCGGCGGGCGAAGCTCTTGCCAGGTATAAGGCTGAACAGGAATCCAAGGGGCGTGTGCTTTCGTTTGCTGAAGCTGCGGAAGAATACGACCGCATCAAGGTTTAACAAAACAAGGAGAATCCCATGAAGGGTAATGTCCTCAATTTCACCGCAGAAGCTGCGGTCCCCGCTTTCCGCTTTGCCAAGGCTGGCACCACGGAAGGTAACGTGAAACTTGCCGGTGCAGGAGAAACCGTACTTGGCGCTACTGGCGAATTGGATACTGCTGAAGGTTGCCGTTGCGATGTGCAGCTTGACGGCATTGCCGAAGTCGAATGTGGCGGCTCTGTCACGTTCGGTGTGGCTCTTGAACCCGACGCGAACGGAAAGGCTGTTACCGCATCGACCACTCCGGGATGCGCGACCGCCCTTGAAAGCGGTTCGGCTGGTGACATCATCCGCGTGAAGCTCGACTGCGTGGGCGTGCCCACTACGCCTGTGAACGCGATGAAGTACAAGGCTGCGACCGGCGGGGTTTCCAAGAATACCTTCGTGAAGCTCGGTTCTACCGCTGGCGAAGTCACCACCGCAGGTGCTGGCGACGCTGTGCTCGGTGTGGCCCTTGCCGATGCCGCAGCCGGTGCGGATGTGGAAGTGCAAGTTGACAACATCGCAGAAGTGACCGCAAGTGCAGCCATTGACGCAGGCGCAAAGATCAAGAGTGCCGCAAGCGGAAAGGCCGTCACTGCCTCGACCGCAAGCGATGTGGTCTATGCCATCGCCCTCGAAGCTGCTGCAGCCGCGAACGATGTCATCAAGGTAAAGCTCGGCTATGCCGGTGTCATTTCGGGTTAATTCAAAAAAGGACGAACAACATGAAGAAGAACTCTATCGCTCTCATGCTCTTTACTCTCGTGTGTGTTCTGTGCTCCTTTGCGGGTGCAGACACGCTTACCGCCTGCGGCGTTCCGCAGATTGTCGCCGAAGTTTTCGGCTCTGACGGTGGCGTTCTTGCCGCTGGCTTGCTCCTCCCGATTGGCGTGCAGCAGACCGACCTTGTGGCCGCCTACAAGAACGGCAAGATGATTGCCGACCAGGTGATGCCTGTCAAGGTGCTCGACGGCCCGGAACTTGCGTTCAAGTACTACGAGCGAACCAAGGGCGATTCGTTTGCCGCCCCGGATACCAAGGTTGGCCGCACTTCTGAACCGAATATCATCCACCTTTCGGGAACGGAAAAAGCCGCAGTTGCCGAAGCCCAGGGTTTGCAGATTATCGTGCCTAAGGAAGATATTGACCAGATCAAGAACAAGGAACGCTATGTGAATACGAGCCTTGAATACTTGATGAATCAGGTGTATCTCGGTCGTGAAATGCGCGTTGCGGGCATTGTGCAGGACACTTCGAACTATGGCGATGGCCTTACTCACACTTACGAAAACGCCCAGGGTATCGGAGCGGACGGCTTCAACATCGTGGAAACGATTCTCGAATACCTTGAAAAGCCGCTCGCCCGTCCGAACGTGATTGGCATGAACTCTGTCGTGTGGGCGAAACTCCGCACTGACCCGAACGTGCTCCGCTCTGTATATCCGAACTCCAACGGTGCAGGTGTCGCAAGCCGCGAACAGATCAAGGCCTTGTTCGAAGTCGATGAAATCCTCATCGGTGAAGCCCGAGTGAACACCACCAAGAACGCCAAGAATCCGCAGCTTGCCCGTTGCTGGGGTGATAACATCTGGGCTCACTACTCCGAACCGCTTTCCACGCTCAAGGAAGGCATTGCCTGGGGTATGACCGCACAGATTGGCGACCGCTTTGCCACCATCATCGAAGACGAAAAGATTGGTCTCAAGGGTGCCGAAATCATCAAGGCCGGCTTCTACCAGAAGGAAGTTGTTGTCGGCAAGGATGCAGGCTTCCTCTTGAAGAACATCGTCAAGAAGGCTGCTTAAGGTAACGCATGAACTACTGCACTTACGAGGACATTCAGGGGCACATCCCCGAAGCGCGTCTGGTCGAGGTCACCGATGACCTTGCACCGAACGCCTCTGGAGAAGTCAAGGTCGCCATCGTTGAAAAGGCCATCAAGGAAAGTTCAACGCTTATCGACTCTTACGTGAGGAAGCGTTTCCCGCGTCCGTTCCAGAGTGTCCCGGAAGTGTTGCGCATGGTCTGCGTTGACCTGAGCATATACAACCTGTACGAACGCGTGACGGAGCTGAATATCACTGACGGTATGAAGCTCCGCTACGACAATGCCATCAAGTTGCTCATCCGCATTGCCGATGGCGAACAGGATATCGGTGTAGATCCCGATGAACCTGTTGTTGAATCTGGCTTTTCCGTCGCTTCGAAGTTGAACGGCGGACCAGCCATGTTTTCGCTTGAATCCATGAGGTTCTGATGCCTGTAGCCGTAACGAATGATTACGTAATTGAAAAGGCTATCAAGGACCTTTTACGCGATGACAATACGCCTATGAATTTCAAGGCGATTGATGTATCGCATAATATTTCAGCCCTTTCCCGTCCGGGTCTTGCGTGTGCTGTTGTTTCGGGTGATTATTCCGAGCCTGACATGAGCGGCAAGATTGAGGAAAAGGCAAAGATTGTCGTTTCGCTCGTGTTCAAGAATGTCGCGAACGAAGAAGAACGCCGAAAGCTGGCACACCCGGCTGTTCGCTACGTCATCGGCAAGCTCCACAAGAACGATTTGGGGCTTGACATGGAACCTTTGACTGTAGGCGACTGGCGCGAAGTGACCACCGCAGAACACCTGGCTGTCGCCTGCATGGTGGTTGAAATTGAATTTACAACGCAGTTCACGGTTGTACCCGAGTCCGCTGAACAAAACTACAGGGAACTGCTTTCTATCTGCTCTACGTTCAAGAGTGAAACTCCTGATAACGAGACTCTTGTCGAGGGCGAAGTGATTTTCAACGAGGTAAACAATGAACCTGAATCCTAACATCCCGGAAACGATGATTCCGGGCTCTTACACGGGCTACAACTATTACGCCGGCCCGAACGGTCTCCCCGCAAACATCCAGAAGGTGTTGCTCATCGGCGATGTATCTTCTGCGGGGTCCCTTGTGGCAAACAAGCCGACGGAAGTTTCCAGCGAACAGGAAGCCATTTCGCTTGCCGGTTCGGGTTCCGTGCTTATGCAGATGTACAAGGCTGCAAAGAAGGCCTGGAAGTACGCCCAGATTACGCTCTTGCGTCATGCAGCCGTGACTGGTTCTGAGGCTACTTGGGAAAGCACTCTTTCCGGGACTGCTACTGCAGCGGGCATTGTTTCCGTTATCATTAATGGTCAAAAGATTAGCGTGGGTGTCGCCAAGACCGACACTGCCGCCGCTGTCGCGACTGCCCTTGCCGCCGAAGTGAACAACACTCCCGATGCGCCTGTCACCGCCGAAGCCGCTACCGCCAAGGTTACTCTTACCGCTAAATGCAAGGGCGCTTATGTCTCTGCAAGTAAGGGTGGCTTGAATGTTTCCGTGACTTCCGAAACGGCAGGCATCACCGCTGGCGCTGTGAGCGCTACGGATGGCGTCGGTACGGTTGACCTTGAAACGGCCCTTGCTGCCGCTTTCCCGGAACGTTACCACATCATTGTAAGCCCGGTGAACGACGAAACGAACCTCGGCAAGCTCAGGACTCATCTTGAATCCGCTGCCGCACCGCTTGAACAGCGTGGTCAGCGAGCCATCTGTGCGATGGTCGCCGCTACCGCAAGTGCCGCCAAGACCGAAGCTCTTAAGCATAACTACGAACGTTTGCATATTGCGGCAGTTAAGAACAAGATCAATGCTACCGTGTGGGAAATTGCGGCGGGTGCCGGTGCAATCTTTGCAAGCAACTCCAAGCCTAACGTCCCGATGAACGGCGTTGCCATTCCGGGGCTTGCGATTCCTGATAGTGAAGACAAGTGGAGTGGCGAAGAACAGGATGTCTTGCTTTATGGCGGCGTGATTCCGCTGGTAGAAGAAGACAGTCAGCTTTGCATCGTGCGTGCCGTGACTACGAAGAGCAATAATAGCGGTGTTCGCTTTACCAAGCTTATCGACACGGGCGTTATCGCTTCGCTTGACTACTTCCGCGATTCGATTCTCTCCACGCACAAGGTGAAGTTCAAGAACAAGGTTATTCATGCACTTCTTGCGGATGCAATCAACGAAGAAAACAAGAAGGTGGCGAAGGATCTTGAAGATGATGAAATCTTGCGCTATATCGATGATTACGCAGACCAGTTCATCACGCAGGAATCTAAGAAAGAACCGGGCCGTATGCTCTGCCAAATCCCTGCACCTGTCGTGCCTGGCCTCAACCAGATCTATTCCACCATCGACCTTTATCTTTAAGGAGTGAACCATGAGAATTACTTCTCTTTCTCTCGTCAAGGACGGCTCTGAAATTACCGACTTCTCGAAGTTCAAGGAAAATGAAATCGAAACGACTCAGTCCGTGGACCACTTCAACGGTGCAGACTTTGTCAAGGTTCCTAAGAAATACGGTTTCTCGATTACGTACTTTCCGCAATCGGGTGCAGACCTCGATTGGGTCGCCGAAGAAGACAAGAACGACAACGGTTGGACTGTTATCGTGAACTATGTCGGCGGCTCGAAGGTCACGTTTACCGGAGTGCATCTTCTCAAATTCACTCCGAACGAGATGGACGGCAAAACCGCCAAGGAATACCAACTTGACTTCTTTGCTCAGGATCGTAAATAATTATGAGCGGATTGTCTGATAAAATCCGAGATGCTCACGATGCTGCCGAAAAGGTTGATGCCGCTGAATCTGCGATTATCGACCAAATCAAGGCATCGCACGAAGTCTTCAAGGATATCGAATGGCCCGGTGTTCCTGGCGTGACTGTCCGCATGAGGCTTTTGACGGTTTCCGAAGCACGCAAGGCGAAGGTCGATAACCAGCAAGAGTTCAAGCGTGACGGACTTGAAATTGGAATGCAGAACTTGGCAGATTACCGCGAACAGGAAGCGGTACACGGTATGTGGCGGGCTTTCTCCGACCCTGAAACGGGAAAGCCTATTTTCCGCAATGCCGAGCACATGCGAACCTTGTGCACCAATGATGAACTGAAAGCCTTGTGCGATGCTTACAATGCCTTCTCCGATGAGAATGACCCGAACTTGGAAAAGCTCACGGACGAAGAATTTGAACAGCTCAAGGAAACTCTCAAAAAAAAACCGGACCAGATTCGCTCGAAAGTCTTAAGCTTGCCTGTAGCTTGGAAGCTTCTGCGTATTTTGGTTGCCCCGCAAGAGAACTAAACGACGCCCAATGGCTCCTCGTCTTCGCGATGAAGGGCTATTTGGTCGATAACGATAAAGGATGGCAGAGCATTGGCTGACAATAGCGTTACATTGCGGATTGGCGCAGACCCGACTAAGCTTCAGAACGGCTTGAAACAATCTTCTGCCGCGATTGACAGCTTTGGCTCTCGTGCCCGCGCAAGCATTGCTCGTGTAGGCAGTTCCCTCAAGGGGCTTGCTGACCGCATGGTTACGCCATTCAATTCGTTGGTTCTTGGCGGTGGTCTTGGTATGGCCATCAAGAACGTGGGTGACCTCTCCGAATCGCTCATGTACTATGGGATGGCCGCAAAGAAAAGCGACGCGGACACGAAGGTGTTCCGCGATTCGCTGCATAAAATGGCAGTCGAGACCGGGGTGGATGCAGATACCATTTTGGCAGGCATTTCCCGCATTGGCGAAGTTACAGGCGACTTTGACTTTTCTGAACAGATGGGAGAAACGCTTGCTAAGGCCGCCAAGGCTTCCGGGGCCAGCGTCGATGAACTTGCCGCCGTCGCGGCTTCGATGAAAACGTCAATGGGTTGGGGTGCGGAACAAATTGCAAGTTCGTTCAACGCCCTCATCATTCAGGGCGACCAAGGCTCATACACTCTGCAAAAGTTCGCTGCCGAAGGCAAGGCTTTGCTTGCGGCGGCTTCGTCGTTTGGCATCAAGTCGCAAGACCAGTTCGCGAATTTCGGGGCTTACTTGCAAGTGATGAATACATCCATCAAAAGCGAAGCTGAACTCACCACATCTGTTTCGTCTTTGTTCAATGAGCTTATCGGCAAGGCGAAAGACCTCAAAAAGATTGGAGTGCGTGTATTCGATAAAGACGGGACTCTAAACGATTTCGACGACATCATGCACCAGTTGATGGAGAAAACTGACGGCAACATCAAGAAGATATCGCCGATGTTCGGAGCATCGGCCTTGAAGGCTCTCACCCCTGTAATGGCTGAATACAAAAATGGGTGGCAAACGCTCGATGCCATTACCAAGAGCGGTCAAAACGGCATGAACAACACCGAGGAACTCGACAAGCGTTTTCAAAAAACATCTGACGATTTCAACACGAACGTGAACAAGATGAAGGCCGTTGCACTGCAATTTGCCGACACGAACCTTGCAGGACCTGTAAATCAGCTTTCAGATGCTCTTAAATATCTTGGTGAACATCAAGGTCTTGTTACTGCTGGATTTAAGGCTATGACGGTAGCCGCTGGTGCTCTAGTGGCTGTCAAAGTTGGCGAGTTTGTCAAGTCTTTTGGTGGACTTGTCGGAGACTTGAAGGGTTTATGGACCAGGAAAAACGGCAACGCGACCGCTGATGCTATTGAAGCTGCTGCGGGCGGTGTCCAGAAAGTATTCGTCGTCAACATGGGTGGAGGCATGGGCGGAGCCAACTACATGGACGATGACCTCCCTGTAAATACGCAAAAGACTACAAAGGCGATGGAAACGACTACCAAGGAAGTGGGGCGATTCCGTCAAGGGCTTTCAAACGCACGTGCAGGGCTGAATCGTTTGGGTAGCGGTGCTATTGGCGGTACTTTGCTCACGGCGGCTACTTCCTGGGCAATGAACCAAATCTATAACTTTGGTTCTGCATTCCTTGAATGGCGGCAAGTTGTCGCTAATTCTCGCGAAATCGCAGCCAATACTATCGACACAAATGCCAAGAGCTTTGAAGAAAAGTACGGCAAGAATGTCCACGCCAAACGTCATGACGAAACCCTCAAGCAAATCCAGGAAGAGGAAACGAGTTTTTGGCCGTCGCAAAAGAAGCTCGACAAGCTTTATGAAACGTTGAAGATCCAGCGTGAGCTGATGTCGCAAGATATCAAAAGCGGAGCGCAAAAGGTCTCTGCTGATGAATACATGAAGAACCTTACTGTCGCCCCCAATATCGTCATCAACATTGATGCAGCCAACAATCGCTATACCGCTGAAAGCGACGGCGGCAAACCGGCGAATGTCAAGCTCAAACGGCAAAACACACCTTCGTTCGGGTAATGTATGGCAGACGTGAATGAACCTAGAGAATGCACGCTTGGACCGTGGAATCTGAAACTCGTATCCATCGGAGACGAGATTAGCCACGCCATTGCCGAAACTCAGTATCCGTACAAGAATGGTGCGGATCTTGAAGATATGGGTGTAAATCCCGAAGTATTGCGTTTTTCGTGCGTCCTCACGAACCAAGATTACGACGACAACTACCAGGCACTCCGCAATTGGTTCCTCTCTATTTTCGCAGAGCCTATTGAACTTTGCCATCCAAAGCACGGTGTACTGAAAGGCTATCCGAAAAACGCCTCGTTTGCCGAAGATCGCCGCAAGAGCTTTGCCCAAATCGACTTTGATTTTGAAATTGCCGAAATCCAGCCCGACATTCAGGATTTTACAGACCCGGCAGAAGTTTGCGAAGAGGAGGCTAAGGAAACCAACGCCGAAGTTCAGAAGGCCCTTGCCGAAGAAATGCAGCGTGAGGGCGTTCCTGACGTTCCTGGTGATGACTGGTCTCTGCTTGATTACTGGGGTTCTATTGGTGATGGAGCCCGCGCTTTTGCCGCTAGCGTCGCTGAATACGTAGGTAAAATTCAGGGCGTAATTGCCACAGCCCGAGCTCCGTTAGATGCTCTAAACACGGCTATTGATTATGCGGAGACGCTTTCCGGTGCATTGACCGGAAGTCTGCAAAAGTTCTGCGATTCGCTGACAGCCCTTGGCCGAAAGACGGGGTCTTCGTCTGCAATTTCAGTCATGGCAAATAGCTTTACGGAACAGCTTTTGTCCTTTGAAGGTGCTCCAACGGCTGTCTATGCAGCGTTCGCTACGCTTGCAGCTTCGACTCTAGCCAACGAGACCGCAAAGCAGATCAGCGAGGACGAAGCAAAGATGGGCGAATCCATCGTTTCTGAAAATATTGTGTCCGATGACGCTCTTGGCAGGCCTATTGCTGAATCTACAGAACCGTTCATCATGACTCCAGAGACTCTTGAAAATTCTTTGGCGACCGTCCGCGAGTTCATCAACAAGGTTTTGCCTGTGGCAGTTTCGCCGGAACGCCTTAAGAAAATGGCGGCGACTCTTACGGCTTCAGTGCTTAGAATCAAGATGGAGTACATGACAACCAAGACCGTCAATGTACCGTATGAAACTCCATTGCACAAGGTGTTGCTGGACAACGGTCTCAATTACAGGGCTGCTGACCGGACCTGTGCCTTGAACGGCGTAAAAAATCCGACATTTATGAATGGCGAGGTGCTTATCTATGAAAAATGATGAAGTAATTGTCGCCGTGAAGAATGCAAGGATGGATCGTTTTGTGAGTTTCACGATAACGTCTGACCTGTTCGCTCCCGAAGGAAGCTTTTCGTTTGAGGTTGATCCGAGATACGATGTCTCTGCTGGGAACTTGTGCTCCATTTTTGTCAACCGCAAGATGGTGCTTGCAGGCATCGTTGATACGGTTAAGCGTTCGCTGTCCAAGCAGGGGCCGTCGCTTTCATTTGAAGGGCGTTCTGTTGCAAGTATCCTTACGGATTCTTGCGTTACGAAGTTTTCGACGCTGCCCACCAAGATTGACTCACTAGCAGAGCGTCTTGTGCGGCCGCTCCCGTTCATCGGCAAAAAAGACTTCATCTATAACGGGGCAAAAAAAGAATCCGTCAGTAGAAAGTTTGTAGAAATTTCTCCGGGCGATACGGTATTCGAGGTCATTAAGCGTGCAGCCAATTCTCTTGGCTATTTGTTCTGGGCGTCGCCTGATGGCAAGTTCGTTTTTGACAAGCCTCTTGTTCGCGGTAGGGCTGACTACAAAATCCATGCGTTGGAAGATGGCTCGGAGATGGATTATATCGAGGGCTCGGTTGAACATACCATCAACGGGATCCATAGCGAAGTTAAGGTTGTTGGCGAAAGTCAGGATGGCGACGATATCAAGTACGTGATGGCCACGGCGAAGAACGGCGACATGCCGTTTGCAAAGCCTTTGGTCGTGAACTGGAACGAGAACGACGGTCCGGCAAAGCGTACCGCCGAGCTTCAAGTCGCTGTCGAAAAAGCCAGTTCAACAAGACTTGAATACACTCTTAAAGGCTTTTCACAAAATGGGAAAGTCTGGCAAATCAACAAGTTTGTCGATGTGAGGGACGATTACAACGGAGTCCGTGATGCATATCTTGTCAAGTCGGTAACATTTACGCTGGACCGTCAAAGCGGCATGAGGACAAAGCTGGAACTCCAGCCGGGAGGTTCGCTATGATGAAGTTTTTCACCAGCATCGTGACGAGCTGCAAGGACATTGCAGGAAAGCTTCGCCGCGTGAACGCCTCCGCTAACGGCATCGATGTGGAAAATCGCCAGCTGATGCAGCAGTTTGGCTTTGTGTCTGTTCCCCAAAAGGGCTCAAGAGTCCTTTTTTTGCAGTTTGGTAATGTCACTATCGGGGTTGCCTCTGACGGTTCTGACCGCCCGGAAGTCAAGGAAGGCGAAGTTGCGGTTTACGTGGACAAGGACAACTACATATTGCTGAAACAAAACGGCTCTATTGAAATCAAGGCCCCCAAAGGGGTTGATATTGATGGGGATTTGCGCGTTACAAAGGATATTTGGGACAATACGAGCAATCCTGCCGATGTCGGTTCTGTAAACAACATGAGGCAAATCTTGAAACAGCAGGTGCATGGAACGGCTGTCGGTCCGTCTTCTCCTGGCACCCCTCCGATTATTCCAGACCCACCTCCGGCGGTATAGCATGAACAAGGAAATTCTTTTAGAAGAAATTGAAATGTCGCTTACTGTGGCAAAAGGCAGCTTTTTCAAGCGGCCTGAGTTTGGCCACAGGTTCAAGGAACTCCGAAACGTTCCTGCTTCAGAAACGACCCGACAGAAATGCGAGGCGTATGCCACCGAAGCCTTGCAGTGGCTTGTGGATTATAAGCACTTAAAGTCGTTAAAAGCGAATGCGACAGTTGTCAGTGATGACAAAATTCTGCTCCAGGTGGAGTGTAATGCCTATATCGGCGAGACGATAACATTCGAACGATTTGTAGAGGTTGGCTATGGCCATTAGTGTCGATGCGATTTTGCAGAGGATGATTACAGATGCAGAGAACCTGAATCCATCCTTGATTGGAACGATTACGCAGGGAACGAATATCTATATCCGTTTTGCAACGGCTGCTTCTGCCATTTGGGGTGTGTATAAGCAGCTTGACTGGACTGTTGACCAAATTTTCCCCTCTACAATGTCGAAAGAGTCGCTTCAAAAGTTTGCGACGGAGCGCGGCAAGGATGTTGACAACCTTACCGGGGCTGAACTTTTGGCCTTTGTTCTCGACCTTCTTAGAAAACCGCCATCTGGTGGCAAGGATACCGATTACGAGCGATGGGCTTTAGAGACTTCTAGCAACGGGGCTGTTGCCTCGCTTATACCGTCCATGATCAGTGCTTCTTCGGGAGGCATTGACCTGAATGCTGATGCGCTATGCGATCCCAAGAACCGCGAGTCCATCGGCTTTAGAGTCGGTAGTAGCGATGTTGGCAAGGCTGTCATTGTTGATTTCGGCTCTGCTCAGAGTATTTTCGGCGTTGGGCTTGGGTTTACTACTTCCCGTGGAGCAGATTTCCGCGTCTATTCATCTACCGATGGAACCACTTGGACTCAGCGTTCGTCGTTGTCTGCGTCTCACTGGTCAATGGATACGTTTACGGCTGTTGAGGCACAATATTGGAAAATCGAACTGCATTCCATCGAGGCCCTTGAAAGCTGGATGACTCCAGAACTTCATAAGGTCCTTTGCTTTGGCCTTGAGTTCTATACCGACGAAAGCCATATTGAAAAACCGAGCTATGCAAAGACCATGAAGAAAGCCTATGGCCCTGGAACCATGGCAATCTTGCTCGCTCCGGTATCGCTCTCGATGAGAACTATTGAAAGTGTACGCGAACATTGCGAGGATGAAGGGCCAGTTGCCCCGAAAGAAATCTTCGTTTCGGTTCAACGGGAGACTACCGTCGATATCCGGGTAACTGTAGATGGGTTCAACAATTTTGACGAGGCGTCGTTCCGCACGGATGTACAGAAATACTTTACAGAGCTTAAAGCTGGTGACAAGTTTGTCGCTGCTCAGATAATTGTTTTCGTAATCAAACATGGTGGCGTCGATGCCGTCGTTGAAACTTCTGTCGATGGTTCAGCCTATGCTGAAACAGTGACCTTGAAGGCGCACCCTGATCAAAAGTATGTTCTTGGCTCGATTACAGTCTTGGGGTAACTTATGCCGGTCAATCCATTTGAATCAAAACACTATAGGGCTGTTGCAAGGCTGAATCCGCTTCCGATGGACGCCGTTGACTATGCTGTGTGCAAAGAGCTTGACCGGGCGCTCGATGCCGCAGACCAGGCACATGAGGAATCCTTTGTGAGCACATGCACTTTGCAGGGTACAATGACCCGCTGGGAGGATGTGTTCAGTCTTCCCGGTACTGGAACCGAGCAGGAACGCAGGCAGGCCATTATTGCGGCAGCTAACAGACAATGGGGCATAGCTGCAAAACACTACCGATTTATTGCCGAACAGATGGGCTTTACAGTCGTTGTCGGCAAGCCTAATAGACTTTTCAGGGCCGGGCTTTCGAGAGCTGGAGAGCGGTGTTATTCCGAAGACGAAGCTTATATCTGGCCCGTATCGGTCAATGCGTCAAAGGCTGCCTGCGGAGCTCTTGTCAAGGCTTTTGAAGATCAAAAAATCCCTTTTACCGAGATAAGGTGGACGTTCAATGACTAGATACGAACAGTTGAAAAAAGACTTGATGCAGAACTTCAAGGCCTTCCAAGACATAAAGCATCCGGGAGGTTCTGACGAGGCGAACGCCATTGTAGCGGAGGGCCTTGCCGAGAGTATCGCCAAGGAAATTGACCGTGGCCTTAATGTGGAATTTCGTGGTGAGAGGCTTGTCGAAGACATTAACCGCGAAAAGAAACAACCTGGATATATCTATACAGCGACAAACGCAGGGCGACTTGTCGGCGACCCGCCGCTTGAAGTGGTCAGCAATACAGTAGTCCTTTGGAATGGCGAAAAGTTCAAGATTGTTCTTAGACTTGTCCCTACAGATTACAGGCAGATTATCCGTGACTTTCTGGCATCCTTTAGGATTGACTCGTATCTTTCGCCAATTTCACAGAACCCAGTTCAAAACAGAGTTGTTACAGCTGCATTAGATAGCGAAAGACGAGCTCGAATAGAGGCTGACGAACATATTCAGGAAGAGATTGACGGACTTGACGAAATCTTCGAGACGAAAGAAGACGCTAAGGCCAAGGTTCGAGCCTGGGGTGTCGGGATGCGATATCAAAATTATCAAACACTCAAATTTTTCAGACCTGAAATTTAAGGAGAAAAGACCATGGAATTTGATGTAAGCAGACTAGAAGACGTTAATGGCGATGGCGCCAACCTTCTCGCCAAAAAACTTGCCCAGCAGATTCAGCTTGCTCTTTCGGGCGATGTTTCTGGGGAAATTGCTACAGACTTCGGCAGCAATGTCAATATCGTTCTGTCTATTGGCTTGAAAAAAGTCAAGAGTACGCATATCGACGATGACGCAGTGCGTGCCGAACATGTTAAGGATGGCGAAACACTCCCAGTTGATATTTCAGGAAATGCCGAAACCGCAACGAAGGCGACTAAGGATAGCGACGGCAATATCATAAAGAACCATTATGCGACCAAGGATGAACTTACACAAGGTTACGTCCCGCTTTCGCAGAAAGGGGTGGCAAATGGGGTTGCAACGCTCGGCGGTGATGGCAAGGTCCCTGCAACACAGCTTCCGTCGTTTGTTGACGATACGCTCGAAGGCTACCTCTACAACGGCAATTTCTACAGCGATGAAAACCATACCATCCTTATTGCGGCAGAATCAGGCAAGATTTATGTTGACCTTCCATCGAACCGCTGCTATCGCTGGAGTGGCTCTCAATACACCGAAATATCGCAGTCGCTTGCGCTTGGTGAAACATCCTCGACTGCATATAGAGGCGATCGTGGAAAAACGGCGTATGACCATTCTCAGCTGACTGGAAATCCTCATAATACCAGTCTTAGCAACCTTGGCGTAACGGCGACAGCCTCTGAATTAAACATTCTTGACGGAGCAATTGTTTCGACTTCGGAACTCAATAATCTTGACGGTTCAACGGGCAATATTCAGGACCAGCTGAATAGTAAAGCCGTTCCGTCCGATATAGCGACGGCTATCGCCACGGAAGTCGCTAATCGTAATGATGCAATTACGGCAGCAATTCAAGCTCTTGATTCTGAAAAAACTTCTACAGACGGCACTAATGTCCAGGTTAAAGTTACGCTTGAAAAAGGCAAGGTAACGGGCGTCCGCATCGTTACTGACAATACGGCCAGTTCCACCGCTCTGCAAAACGAAGCCAACACCCGTTCTGCCGCTGACCAGGAACTTAGCACCCGATTGACTGCGGTCGAATCGGGTAAAATGGATAAGACAGCCAAGGTGAATTCGTGGCAGGCGACGCCCGATAATGAACACGTACCGTCCGAAAAACTTGTCAAGGATTCCATTGACGCTATCAGTACGGGATCAAACCAAAGACTTGACGAACACGAACTTGACAAGGACAACCCGCACGGAGTAAGCCTTGTACAAATGAATGTCCCGTATCTCGGAAATTGCCTTTATGACGGGACTACTAAAACTTTGAAATTGCTTGATACTAGGTTTACATCCAAAGGGACTCCTATTGCCACCAATGATCCGCAGGTTGGTGACGCCCTCTATGTTGACGGTTCCGGGAATAAGGTGTTTTACAAGGGCGGCGACCTGCTTAATGGAACGACAATTCCGTCAGGAATGCATCCGGTTGGTGTAATTATCAAACGTTCTGGTGATGATGTCCTTATTCACTATTTCAACTGTGATGTATCAAAAAAGTTTGCTGCCGCATGGATTTGGGAAATAACGGGCTTTGTTTTGGACGGCAATTCTCACAATATTGTGTTTAGACAAAAATCGTCAAGCAATGCGGATGTGACGATTGGTACGTTTACGTATTCCGAAGACAATATCAGCGACTTCTGCGATGCGCTCAACGCTTGGCTCGTGGAGCATCCTGGTGGAACAGCTGCCGGGGCTGGCTGGAATTATAAATGGCACTGCGAATACGGCTATAATTATCAGGGCAATCTCGCTTGTCTTGTTATTGCTGACAATATGGTTGACTATAGGCAGTCAGCAAGCATTATTTCGTCTGGTGCTACAGCTTCGATGAATATGGCGAATAATCTTCCTGCTGTCTCTGATTCCGTCGGATACGCTAGAGAGGGTGGTTCTCACGGAATAAGAGCCGGAGCGAATGCCGCTAGACTGATTGAATGGTATAGCAGCAATGCTGGAACTACAGCTGTATTGACAAAAGATATTACGCCAACAACAGCACATGAAATTGTATCCAAAACGCAATTTAATAATGACGAACATTGTGCGCCGTTAAGGGCTGCCTATAAGACATTTGAAGAATACATCAAGAAATGTGTCATGATGAAATGGCCGTGCCTTGATTATGGAATGAAAACGTCTTACGGCAAGGCTCATGAATGGACTCAAGCGTTGGCTGCAAGACAGCATCATAATATTAACGGTGATGTTGTAAATACGTTCCCTGCGGCTAGCTATGCAGCGTCTATCAATTTCGATTCGCCGGGCCTTCGTTCAGGTGAATGGCGTATGATGGGCGTTGAGGATTCTTTTGAAATGCTCAGTAAGATGACTTGCGGTTTATCTGGACATTCCTCTTACAGCGGGTATGACATTGTAAACAAAACGCTTGCTGCCATGGGTGGTTCAGTTGTAAGATTGACGGATTGGCGCTGGCTCGCGGTGCGCTATTCCAATTATTACGCGTGGTTTTTCTACGGCAGCGGTCATTTCAACAACTTCTACTTCTATAACGCCGGCCGGGTGTCGGCGGTTGCGCTCTTAACCTTATAATTTATAACTTTGTGGCGGCTCTTTGTAGCCGCCACTGGAGGAAAAACAATGAAAGGAAAGTCTTATAAAAGATGGGAAGATACTGGACTCTATGTCGATACCTATGAACTGTTCAAGTCTGTTCATAGTGTAATATATGACTTTCCAAAAAAAGATCGTGTTGTGCTTGGAGACAAAATCCATGATAAGGCATCTTCGATGATAGCCCATGCGGGAATGGCTTACAAGCTGGCTGACCGTCGAAAGGACGAAATCGATCTGTTCATCTGTGATTTTGAAGTTTTAAAAGCGTACCTCCGGCTTGCTATCGACCTTAAATACCTCCAACCTGCGAAGCAGGTAAAAATTTTTACGTATATCCAGAGAATCGACGAAGGCATAACGAAATGGCGTAAAAGCGTCATGTCTAAGAACCAGGCGCTCAAGGTGTCAAACTATGACCTTGAGCCTGACAAACAAGAACCAAGAGGAGGCGACAGATTCATTTAATCTATCTTCAGCAGTCGCCTTATTGACGTTGCAGTGCGTTTTTTTTTGTTTTTGGCGCTGGCTCGCGGTGCGCAATAACAATAATAACGCGTGGATTTTCAACAACAACGGAAATTTCAACAACAACAACTTCAATAACGCCGGCCGGGTGTCGGCGGTTGCGAACTTGAAAAATGTTTGTCGGTTAGAAACTATGGTAGAATTGAAAGATCTGATAGAAGTGTATTACAGGGCGCGGAAGAACAAACGCCGTTCTTCCGATACATTGAAGTTCGAAGTGGACTTTGAGGCAAACCTTGTAAACCTACAGAGAAAAATCAATTCCCGTGAGCTTACCGCAGATTCTAACTATGCCTTCGTCGTTTTCTCTCCTAAACCCCGTGAAATTTTCGCTACATCTATGGAAACGAGAGTTGTCCACCATTATTTGGACTGGAGGCTTCGCCCAATATACGAAAGTGTGCTCTCTCCCATATCGTTCAATAATCGCAAGGGAATGGGCCAACACGCTGCGGTGGAAACCTTCAGGCGATTTGTTCGTGAAGAATCCGAGAATTACACCCGTGACGCCTGGATTATCCACCTAGATTTCAAGGGCTATTTCCCAAACGCTGATGTTGAAGTCGCTTTCAAACAGCAAAAAAGCCTCATTGAACGCTATTATAACGGCCCCGACAAAGAAGACCTTATCTATATGATGGATGTTACTCTTCATGCGGATCCTGCCAGGCACTGTAATGTGTTTGTCCCGCGAGAGAATTGGGCTGCCATAGCTCCCGAAAAGTCGCTTTTTAACAAGCCGATAGGGGTGGGAGGTGCTATCGGTTTCTTGGCTTGGCAGAACGCCATGGGTCTCTATATCAATGATATTACTCGGTGGCTAAATGAAGAGCTTGGTTTCAAAATGGTCGTGTTTGTTGATGATATTTTTATCGTTACAACTCGAAAAACCGAGTTTTTGAACCTGATGCCCGAAATCCGCAAGCGGCTTGCAGCGATCAACGTTAGATTCAATGAGCGCAAATTCTACTGCCAGCACTATAGCAAGGGTGCTATGGTGCTTGGCGCCATGTGCAAATTTGACCGCTGTTACTTGAATAGAAACACCTGCAAGAAGGGCGTTGCGACAATCAAGAAAATGAAGCAGTGGCGAATTAACGAACGCAATATAAATCAAGTCCTAGCCAGCATTAACTGCTATACTGGCATGGCAAAGAAAAAGAACAACTTTAAACAGCTTATGGAATATAAGGAGCTTGGCCTAAAGCTTTTTGGGAAATATATGGAGTGGAACGAAAAGAAACAGTGTTTCAACTTACTTCCCAAATATTCCTTTAAAAATGTCCTCAAAAGACAATATAAGCTAACTATATGATTTTTGAGAAGGAGAAAAAAATCATGCAAAAACAACGATTTAACGGTGGGACTCCGGTTACTCCCGAATGGCTAAACTCTATACAAAACCCGACTTTCGAAGGATCCAGTGAAGATGTGGGGCATCTTCCTTTGCCGCCTCATTACGAAGAAAAACAACAATGTAAGACTATCCATGTCGCTGGGGAAACGACCTCAGTTGATTTGGGCGACTGGCCTTATAATGCTGTTATTCTTGTTCAAAGGTTTATGCAAGGCGAAACCCCGGTCTATCCTAGAACTCTTACTGTTCGATGTGCGAATAGTACAGGCGCAATCGTTGTGATTCCCGAATTAGACCAAGATGGAGCGCTTTCTATTCGTGTACAAGGAGCCGGATCGGCAGAACTTGCAACAACATCTTTAAAACGCGGTAATATCGCTATCATAAATGCGTATGATATCGTTGATGAAGTCCAGTGCTATGTTCGTAAGCTTCAGACGGGCGATCGTGTTGATTTTACAAACGTTTTATCGTCAATCTTTACGGTTAATTACGACAATAACCATAAGGCGATGGTCTATATTGATTCGAATTTTAATTTGGTGATATCGGCCGCAAATAATTCTACCATTAAAGCCGTCGATTTTAAACTTCCTTTAAAGGCTCCTTCAATCACAAGTGGAACGGAAGGAGAGTCCGGCTTTTTCCAAGTATTAACTGATAATGAAAAGGCAACCCTTAAAATAAAAGGTCCTGAAACGTATAACGCCAATTTTGTTGAATTTAATTCAAAAACAGGCAGTTTTGTCCACGGACACTCGTATGAAAACGATACCGACACTATAGAAATGAATAATGCAGCCTTAGATTTGCATAGAGAACATTCTGGTGCTGGCTATGGCTACGAGTCTCATATTCTGTTTAATAAAACGATAAACAATTCGCTTAATATTGTTGAGTCTACTGGCACTATATGTACGTATAGCACTGATGGGGGTAATTTTAGCAATCCGCCACGCAAAACAGAAATTACTCCAGAAGGCGTTGTTTCATATACGTACCTTGATGGTCAATGGACTGCCAATACATAAAAAATTAAGGACGGTTTATCCGTCCTTTTTTAATTTTGTCTCACGATAAGTGCCAAAATGTCTCATTACAACCGCCGCGTTATATTGGAATAACACCCTGGATTCTTCGCGTTGCTCAGAATGACGATTGCAAAACAAAAAAGACCGCCGGAGTAGCGGTCTTTTTTTGAAGTCTTCTTTTCGAGATTAGAATGCGTCGGCTGCTGCATCGCTTGCTTCGGCAACTGCTTCTGCAGTCGGAGCAACTTCTG